TCGTACTTCCAAACACTCTATAATAACCGTATTAACGTAGGTGAAGTCATTACGGAAACCAAGTTCGTTCAAAAATCTTTTAACGAACGAGACCCGATGACTGGCGCAGATGGCGCGAAAATTAATTACAACGTCTTAGAGTTTCGGGATCGCCCTGCTCAAACGGATGAAGAGCAAAAGCTCATCGAAGACATCAGCAACTGGCTTGATGGTGGTTCAGGAGATCTGGTGGCATCTGCTCTACGTAGTACTATCTCCGGTGCTCATCTGGTTGAGTTACCTCTTGGAGAGGACCACGGGGCGATTAAAGAAGCTTTCATCGAAGCTAACCCGAAACGCCTAGAGGGTTCTGCCCCAGCTGGCCTTGCGGCTCTCCCCGCAAGTGCAGGCGCTCCTGGATCTAAGGTTGAAGCTCCTCCTGAGCCTAAGAAAGCTACAAGCAAGAAGGAGCTTACGGAGGATCAAAAAGCAGCCCTCAAGGCTGCGGGACTCGATTTTTGAGGTAAGCTCTACCTGGATTGTTCACACTAAGAGGCGCCCTCAAAGCGCCTCTTTTTTGTGCCTACAGCTCTAGGAGATCACCGAAAGAAGGTAGGTGCACACCATAAGCAACACAGTACTTGATAATGTTCTCTAGCAGCTTCGCTCGTATTAAGTAGTTGGCGTACACGACCTCAAGTACTTCGCGAGCTTCTTTGCGGCTAAGCTTGTCCATGCCATCTAAGAAAGCACGGTGTGTGAACTGCTGCTCAAGCGTTAGATGAGACCGCAGCTTGTCAACTAGCTCCTCAGCCATGACAAATTTCTATCGTGTACCTCGATACATCTTTGATGCTCTAGAGAAACAAGTCCGCAAAGCCCAAGTCGCCGATGTGATCAGCAACGGTTGCGAAGAAAACTTAGTTGACTTGGACTGGTGGACACAGCAAAAAGGAAACATCGATTGGGTTGTAGCAATTACACAAGGAATGAAAGACTACACAAAGTGGGTAACTGAGTGTGGACTACAAGCAGCTAGAAAAGGTGTGTGCATACTAGATAGACTCACCTTCCTCGAGCCCACACGGGCACGCGAAGATTTCTTACGGGACGCATCCCTCACAAACATTAAGATCCTGAGTCCAAGGCCATCCTTTCGTGCAGATGGTACTAATTCAAAGGATCCTGTGACCTCTGCGTGGTTTATATTTCAAAAACCAGGAGCAGCTCAAGTCAATACAACTATTGATTTCGAAGTAAATTGGCACCGCCCACAGGATCTCAAGCTATGAGCAAGCGTCTATTTCGACGGTTAGATCAGTTAATAGAGCTACAGAAAGAACAGAACCGTCAGCTCGATAAGATTACTGCATTGCTCGTAGGTCAACAGCTGCTCACTGAATGCGTTGACTACCAGGGCAACGCTCGCTCCCCAGAGGACTGCGCCGAGATCACCATCGAAGGTTTCTCAGCTGCTCTCTGTTTAATGGGCGAGCTCGACCAACGAAACCGTGAATATCAGTATCAAAAGTCTGAATTCTTTTTAGACGATGAGGATGAGGACGAAGATGATGAAGATGATGGTCCCGTTATGTCAAGTTCGTTCTAATATATTTAGGAATTGACACGTTAACTGTGTCCGATACAAGAGTAACGATTAACGGATTAAGGCATTATCTTTGTGATGGTGTTCCAAAACCGCTACCGTCCGTAACATCTGTTCTTAGCGCCACTCAAACCGAGACAACGCGAAAGAAACTAGCTCACTGGAATCTCATGAATCCAGGAGCTGCTGATGCTGCGGCGACTAGAGGTACGTGGATTCACAACAGCGTAGAAGATTATCTTCGTGGCCTTAGGGTAATTCCATCAGAACAATATAAACCATACTGGGAAGGAGTTCCTGAGCTACTCGACGAACTCTTAGAAGGTGGTCGTGTTCTTTGGAGCGAAAAGCCCTTCAATCAACCACGCTGGTCTAAGTACGTTGGAGATGACGGAGTTGGTCGCATACATTACTACGATGAATCTACAGGACACGGTTACGCTGGTTGTTGTGACCTTATCTACATGAACTCGAATGCTGAGATCGTGCTAGCTGACTTTAAAACCAGCAACGGCCCGTACTCGGCTCGGTTCCCCAACAAGAATCAAAATATCGACGAAAAAACAAAGAAGGCTCTTATATCAGGAGTATTCAAGACAAAAAAAACACGGCTTCAACTGGCGGCTTACAAACTAGCGGCAGAAGCTTGCCTCGGCATTAAAATAGTTAAGACGCAGATTATCGTCACAACCGCCATTAAAGAATTTAATACTCAGATATTTACTTTTGGTTCTGAAGAAGTTGAAAAGGATTGTGAGAGTTGGCTTCAAGTTCTAAAAAACTACTACGAACTTCACCCTCAGGCGTAGAATCAAACCCACTCGACAGCGCTCCACGACAGGCTTCTTCAACCTGTCTTAAGGTTCGCTCGCCCCAAAACAGGCCATACTAGAGGCGCTCAGCGACATCCCATGAAGTTCATTTGCTCTGTAAACCTCGGGGTCGTCCCGCACCTCGACCCTGAGCTGGGCAAGATCGCAACGAATGGGAACTTCACGGCCTTTAACTCAGGGTGGGACTCGTGCGAGCTTGAAACAAATGAGCTCGCAGAAATCCTGGGTAAGCAAGCCGGTCTTTGTGCGTGGCACTTGCAAGACGGTAAACGACAAAAAAATCAAACTGGAGTTATTAAAGCCGGTTTGATTATTGTCGACATCGACAACCAAGCTGATCACAAAGACGAAAACGGAAACAAGGTACAAAAACAAGAACTCACAGTAAAAGAAGCCCTAGAACTCGACATATGTAAGAAGTATTTAACTCTGGGCTACTACAGTCCTTCTACCGCTGAAGGGTGGCCACGCTTTCGCCTGGTCTTCGGGCTCGAAACTACGGTCATCAATCCTGGTTTTTACCAGTGGTTCTGTAAACAGATCTACGCACAGATTCCGGGGTCCGATGTCAGGGCGACAACGATTCCAAACTTGTTCTATGGACCCAAAAATTCTGAAGCGATATTTGCGGCACCAGGACGTTTCATCCCAACTGAAAAAATCAATGAAGCGATCCAGGTTTTTGCTGCGCTGCCTCCTGACGAGAGTGGTCTGGGAGGAGAGCCGATTGAGTACTTGAACCAAGTAACCATCCGACAGAACGGAATGGACTTAGTTCGCCTCGTTTCCAACACAGTTCGTTCGGTTCTCGACGGTGAGGAAGTGGGTGACCGCAGCTCAACGATGGCTGCAGTTTTTAAAGAGTTGTTGGGATGGGCCAACTGGTGCGCGACACATGAGATAGCTCTATGCGTCTCACCCTTGACAGTTGCACAGGATGCGTTCTATAACATCTATGGTTACCCGCACGACATCGATGGCAAGTTTGAACGCATCCTGAATTCCATCAGGAATCCTGAAGAGCTGCAGCCCGCAGTCTCGCTGGCTTCTGAGTTAGGTGAATTAGGCACCTGGAAAAAGATCCGCCGAATCAGTCGGTCCGTCTTTGACACCCACGCCTCTAACGAGGTCAAGGCGGCCCTCGAACAGGCCAAACGCGAGGCAGCAGTCAACGCTGTTCTCGATATGTCTGAATTCGATCTCAGCTCTGCAGAGCCTGAGACATCAACATCAAAACCCAAATCAAAAGTTAAAACTAAAGAGCAGGACATGAACGTTCCTTCTACCCCAAGTCAGCTCGTCAGCCTTCAAAGCGGCACAAGAAATCGTGAGTTCTCGGAGAACGATGTAGCCGACATTATCGTCACTAATCAGGGTGATCAATTTATATATGACAGCTACTTAGATCAGTTTTATCACTACGATGATGATCAAGATATCTGGTACCACCAAGACGAGCAGCATATCAAACGCCGTATTGTTAAAGCGCTTGATTCGTTTGTGACAGCTGGAGTTCTTGCCAAGTACAACGCGGCAATGATCAACAGCGTGTTTTCAATCCTGAAAGCCAAGCTCCTGAAGTCTGCAGACGGAGGTCGTCGCAGCATATGGAGTAAATCACGCGGTTACATCCCGTTCAGAAACGGTGTGCTTGACACAACGACGCTTGAGTTTGAAGAAGGTCAACACAAAGAACTTTATCTTCGTCACAAGCTTCCCTACGACTACAACGCTAAAGCTCAGTGCCCAGAGTTCATGCGTTGGATTACCTCGGCATTAGATAAAGGTCAAGAACTTTTGATTCAGGCTTTCGCTCGGGCGCTGCTAACCGGCTACACCGCAGGCGAGAGGTTCCTCCACCTAGTTGGCCCTGGTGGTACAGGTAAGTCAACCATGCAGCAGCTCATGGTGGCTCTCGCTGGCTTCCACGGCACTCATACGTCGAGCTTGGAAGTCATCGAAACAAACAAGTTTGAGAGCTACAACCTGATTGGCAAAAAACTTTTACTGCTGACGGACGAATCAAACTACAACCGTCGCATGGACGTGCTTAAAAAGCTGACGTCTGCTTCCGATACGTTGCGAGCTGAGCGCAAGTACGGCAAAGAGATCATCAGTTTCAAGCCTGAATGCTTGGTGTGTATTGCTAGTAACGAACACATCACCTCTAACGACTCAAGTAGTGGTCTTGAGCGTCGGCGTCTAACAATCGTCATGGATAAGGTTGTTGACCCGAGCCTACGTAAGGAGTTGATCAGCGTATTCGATGATCACATCGAGGGTGCTTTTGTTCCCGAAATGAGCGGAATTGTGACTTGGGCTTTGTCGATGGACTACGCCACGATGAAAGACGTTCTGGCTAACCCGACTAAGCACGTACCATCGCTCAACCGCACCAACATCGAAGCACTGCTGTTCAACAATCAGTTCGTAGCTTGGTTGCACGACTGCTGTCTATACGCTCCGAACACCGTAAGCCCCGTGGGTCAAGGTGCACGCAAGCCAAACACCGACGAAGCTGAGAAAGGTATGTATGTAGCCAATGCTTATGGTGCGTTGTATCCTAGTTATGCTAACTTCTGCAAATCTTGTGGCTACAAACCTGCAGCAAAACATCGTTTTGTTGAACGCACTAAGGAAGCCATGGTGAACATCTTGAAGCTTCCAAATGTAAAGATAGTGTTGAACGATGGTGTTGCCGGCATTAAAGGGCTGCGGATTAAAGCATATGACCTACAATCCGACCGTGCGGCGAAAGGGCCTGATCGCCTCCCCAGCCCGGTGGAGTTTGCTCAGGACACAAGCAGCAACCGCTGGGATACAGCTTTCCAAAAACATGATCCGGTTAAACTCTAATCTGACCTTGGCAGTGGTTGCTTCCGCTGCTGTAGGAATCACCACAGCCATCACGGCTCCTCAGTTTATAGGCGCGTCCTTTGCATTTACTGGCGGTCTAATCGGCGGTGCCGGGATTGCCCGAGAGCGTGCTTTAAAACAGAAGCAAAGCGAGGAGACACTAAACCGTGTAACAGCTTGCTTCGCGACCCTATACGAGTCAAACCGTGGGATCGTCGACCCGATGCAGTTGAGCGTGTTAGCCAATATCCCCGGAGATCAAGCCTATGCTTTTCTTTCGGGATTAGCTGAAACAACAAACGGACAAAAAATAACTGTCAAACAAGGAGGAGGAGCTGTCTTTGCTTTCCCTCACTCAAAATCGGCACTCGATGAACTGACTGCTAACGCACGAAAGTGGGCGGAAGCGCAGACACAGCAACTTAGTGCAGAACTAGATCAACATAAGCAGGCTTTGCAGTACATCCAACTACAGCAGGCTGCTGCCTTTATGCCAAAAACCCCTGCGCCTCGTGTGGAGCCAAGTCCTTGGGAGAATGTAGCTCCCCCGTCGTAGTCATTACCCCTAATTACCCATGCCCGTAACAACAATCAAACGCTGTCAATCTGAATTTGAGTGGTGGTGGACAGTTGAAGACTGCGCTGCCGAGTACGATGTAGAGCCTGGCTCTGGCCTCACCATCAAGTATCACGACGACAATGATCAAGTGGGTGAGATAAAGCTAAGCCTTAGCAAAGAAGACGCTCTTCTCATTCGTGATGCAATCAATCAGCTTTATCCGCCCTCTTAGCCGCTTCCACTAAATTGTCACGGGTCGGTAGTCTATTGGTAAGGACAGGCGGACAACGCACTTAGAAAGTCGGTTCGATTCCGGCACGACCCTTGGCACAGTAGTCTGATCGCTAGTATGTTTAGTGATAGAGCCTGAGCCTCTGTTGCGTCTTTATGAGACGTCTCACGCTCAGGCCATCAATACTTTTAGCGGCTGTATCTACTGGGGCAGGTAGCGGATAAAATCCCATCCCTTAAGAGACGGGTCGTCCGATTGCTTGATCGCTTTAACAACAGTCGGAAGCTCGCGAGCTAGGCGATACCCAATCGAACGAGCAATCTCACGATGCTCTTTTTGGGTATCGTCTTTACCCCGTAAACCCCGTTAAGCATCTCGTTGTACAGCTCCTGGATCTGACTGTCGATAATCTCTAACCGGTCCCAGAACGATTCACACATGTAAACCGGTAGCCGGTCCACGCTGCTTTGCCGATTCTTTTGAGCTTGAAATCGGAGTTCAAACTGAAAAGGCTTCTCCTCTACATCTAGAGTTTCATTTGGGTTGCAATAGCGCTGAGAGTTGTGAACAACTACACCATTTGCGACATAGTTATGAGAGTCGTGATCTACTTCTAAGTCATAAGTATCTAGTAACCCTAGATAAGTAATAGACTCCACGGTAGTCCAACGCGCAGTCAATTTATTACCACTACTACGATGCCTCCATTCAACACGATGACCTTCAGTACCATGTGTACGAGAATGACACTCTTTACAGAGAACTTCTATATTCGACAAATCGTAAGCTTTGTCTGGATGAGAGTAAACAGGTAATCTATGATGCAGTTCTAACTTTTTATTAGATCCACATTTTTTACATTTAAAGCAAGCATCCTCCAACAATTTTCGTCGGTGCTGACTAATAAAGTCACATATTTTTTGCCTCTCGGCTCGATCAACACCTCCTCTCCATAAATTACTATCAGATCCTCGACGAGCTTTGGCACGAAGTTTATCTTTCGTTTCTTCAGACATAGGTTTACCTTTATACCGCAAGCCTTTATTCCATATAGGTGTATAAGAAGCTACTTCTTTTTTGGTGAAACAAATAGAGTGTTTTTTTAACCATTTACGAATAGTGTTGGGAGAGCAGCTCGCCGCATTCGCTATTCCTTCTAACCCAGTACCGTTAGCGATACAAATTTCTTTTGTTTTTTGAAGCCAATCTTTATCTTGATAAACAGGTACTCCGTTAGTAGCAAATAGTGTGTCCGCACGTTCGATAGGGATGGCGACAGTATTATTAGAAGTCACTCGTAAATCTAGTATTTCTTTAAGAGGGGCAAACCCACTTTTAGTTAAAAATTTGTGGTCTAGTGTACTCTTTATTTTTTTACCATTAGAGAATTTAATTTCATAACATGGTTTAACACCAGTTTTATATATATCTACTATATTGCTAGTTATGAACTCGTTAGTGTTCTGATCGAAGACTCGAATACGCATATTTTGAATTCGATCTTTTAGTGGGATTCTGCGTTTATCTTCTGAGTCCCACCGGGAGTTTATAGGTGCTGCCCCAAAATGAAACTTATCATATAAGTATGAAATAGATCTTGTGTAGTGGCTTCTTTTATTTTTTGTATGTCCGTGAGGCAACTCAAAAGAAATGAGGGAGTCCCCCGTAATACAAGCTTCTTGAAATACAAAGCTCCTATGCCTCAAGATTTGTGGTGAAATTGCTCTAGTTGTTGATATTTCAAAGCTCGCAGATGCTTGCTCAAATACGCTCCAGTGTGAGTGCTTGATACAGTACGTTAAAAGTTTCTCATACTCAGCACGATCAGGATCTTTAGTAGAAACCCTAGCGTGTCTTGCTATTACTTTTTCCGCGTCACTTGTGATCCAATCCAGATCAGCAGTGTGAAGCTGCATTAGCTGCGGGGGAACGTCTGGCTGTAGCGCAGCCTAGCAGTGATCTCGCTGGGATTCGACACCATCCGAGCTAAATCGGCAGGACCCCAACCGAGCTTCATGCCCGCCATACGAACGGTATCAGCCTCTCGGGTCATCATTTGCGCTTTGTGGGAAGCTGAAGCGGTAGTGTTCCGCCAGTGTTGTAGCTGTTAGGCATCAGCGCCATCGTAGGATCAGGCGCATTCAAGAAGTTTTGCTGCGGCGTCGAAGTTAAAATCTTAAGTTGATTACGAAAC